GTTAGGTTTTCGCTACCTTTTTCGCCTAGTTCTCTCACTACCTTTTTACAATTTTAAACAATCAATTAATAACAACTAATAAAAACTAAAATTATGGGATTCATTCCAACTAACAAAGTAACGCAACAAGCAATTAAAGCAGTCGCAGTAGATGTTTCTTCATCAGATGTAACATTGGCTATACCAGGAGCTGTATTATACATCGGTACAGGTGGAGATGTTAAAGTAACTACTATATCAGGTGACACATTAGAGTTTAGGAATTTAGCAAGTGGATCAGTTTTAGCTGTCCAAGTTAAAAAAGTATTTGCAGCAGGCACAACAGGAACGGTAGCATCGGGTATAGTAGCTTTATATTAATCTAATTTAAAACGTTTAAATTATGATAATAACATTTACAAACGTAATAGGAGCAATCCGAAGCCTGGGCGAAGCGGCTCAGGTAATCACAACCAATCTAAAGATGTGGCTTGGATTTGAAACGAGCGAAACATTAGGAAGGGAGGAATTTGTTGATGGTAATTTTCCTTTACCAAATGTAAATTGGATTTTTCAAAGTTCCGCTTGGAGTATTAACAATAATAAGGCGTTGTATGATGATACTGCAATATCTTATATAAGTCAAAGTGGGCTAACTATAATTGCAGGTAAGACGTATCAAGTGTCATTTGACATTGAGGATAGCTCAGGACAGTCAAGGATGCAAATAAGCAATCAAGCTGCAAGCGAGGTATATTCTCCTTACACTTATAGAGCAAATGATTCCTATGTAGTTACGTTTACATCTTCGACAAATCAAAGTACTCTTGCTTTTAAAGGACATACTAACGGAACTTCTTTTTCTCTTAGTAACGTATCTTTAAAAGAAATAACCCAAATCACACCTGACAAATCGGGCAACAATAATGTAGGAGAGTTGTTTACAGGTAAGGCGATTGAGCTTGATGGGCTAAATGATGAAATTGATTTTGGAACTGCACAAATACCTATCAAAACTATTAGTTTTTGGATAAAACCTTTATCTGTAAGTAATGAGGGGTTATTTTATTTAGGTTTGTCTAGTTTTCCACAATTTAGACAAATAGCTATTACAAGTGGTAACATATCAGCAACAAGTTATTTTACTAACTTCACTCCTTATGTAAATAATATTCAAACTTCAGCAGTAACACAAGATGTTTGGCAAAGAGTTGTATTAACTTTTGATGAATGGACAACAACGACTTTACAAATAGGTAAAGTTTATAGTAGTGTTTATGGTCATTTTGCTATTTCTGATGTTCAATTTTATAATGAAACTTGGTCAGCCGATGACATCGCATTCGATTACGCAAACCCAAATAAACTTGCAATAGACAACCCTAGTACGTCTTTAAGCGTTACAAACTTAAAAGGTTATTGGGCGATGAGTGAGGGCGATGGTAAATTAGCTTATGATAGTGGAACTAATTTGGAAGAGGAAGAGGTACAGAACGGAACTTTTAACTTAGGAAGTGAAATAGCAGACAATAATACTATTAACAATAATGGTGGAGGTGTAATAACTAAATTATCTGACTTAAATTATAATGCAACCAGTGATGGTACAAGTTCATCAACCATTAAACCAAGAATACTTCCTACACTAACTCTTAATAAAACTTATAAGATAGTAGTAACACCAAGAAATCAATCGGGCACAATAAGATTTAATATATATGATGGTGCTAAGTATCTTCTTCCTTGGGTTGATGGCTTTACAGAGCCAATAGTAGTTTATCTCACAAAAAGTGGGAATACACCTTTTTTTTCGTTTAATGGTCAAAATACTTTTAATTTAGACTTTACATTATCTGTAAAAGAAATTCCTAATTGGGAGCTAGATTCTGATTGGAGTGTTGCTAATAACACTGCGATTTACGTTGGAGATGGTAATGCAAATGAATTATTACAAGAGATTTCATTTATAGGTGGTAGAAGGTATGAGATAAAAATTGATGTTGCTTCTATAAGCGGTTCATTAAAAGCTCGTTTTAATAATGACCAAGCAAATAAAGCAGTATTTAATCAAACAGGAATACAAACTCTTTATATTACTGCAACAGGTAGTGGTAACATAACAAATGATTTGTCAATTTCAAGAGAATCACAAGTAGCTTTTAATGCAGTTTTAAATAGCGTATCCGTTCGAGAAGTAACGGCATCCGACCACGGAGGTTTGCTTTTTGGAGCTGACTACGTTGATGCTCAACCAAGAATACCACAACTAGGTATGCAGAATTGGAGTAAGGGAAGTAATTTGTTTCCTTATAGTGAGGATTTTACTGAGTGGGTAATTGCCCCAACCACATCACAAGTGTTGTTAGCAGCAAGCGAAGCAGCTCCTTACGGACAAGGCGATGTTTATTCAATTACAATGCAAGCATCAGAAAGCGATGCTTATATTAGATATGCAACTACTAACGCAACTTTAACATCTTCAACACATTCTGTTTGGGTTAAACAAGCTCCAACAGGAAGTGCAACACATATTAGAATAACAAACAACAATAGGGCTGCTTGGAATACAGGAACAAGTGAAAAAATAGCGTTAACAAGTAGTTGGCAAAGATTAGAAACAACTGATGCAATTACAGGTAACAGGTTTACAATAATTGGTTCAGCCGATGCAAGTGGTACTCAAGATTCCGATTGTCTCGGTAAGGCTCTTATTTATGGGGCTCAATTACTTGAGGGATCGTCAGCAGGTGTTTACAGATTTACAGACGGAGCAGCAACATCGAACTCAACTGTTATAGCTAACCCAACTATACCAACACAGGACATCTTCGGTAACGCAGTTCGAGATAGATTGAACTCGTTTAATTTAGACGGAAGTGGTTATGCTACTAATGAAACATTACCAACAATATCGGGTAATATATCTCTATCTTTTTGGGTTAAATTAGATACTTTTGTGAGTGGTAATTTAGGTCAAATTTTAGGTAAAAGAGAAGGTTCAAGTTGGTTAAGAGTATATAGACCTTACGCTTCACATTTAAGATTAGAGGTTGCAGCAAGTCAACAATATACATTTGCTGTTACAGAAAATCAATGGGTTTACGTAGCTATTACAATTAATAGCTCAGATCAAGTTAGTGTATATGTAGATGATTCTGCGGCATCAGGAGCAACACTTAATACTTCATTTTCTTTTATAAATACCGAAGTGTTTACTGTTGGAGCTTGGTTAAATCCTGCTTTACAACCTACAAGTAAATTAAACGGATTGGTAAGTGATGTTTTAATATACGACAGAGTTCTTACATCAGACGAAGTAGAAAACAATTATAACGCAGGTTTATCTGCACATACAAATTAATTATGAGAGGAAATGTATATATGTGTTTAGATAACACAACGTTTAATAAACTAATACCAACAGAGTTAGTAGCTACTTACGGAATACCTGAGTACGATGAAGAGGGTGTCCAAAACGGAGTTATTCATCCAACCTTTAAAGAGCTTGGAGAGTACAATCGTAGAAAGTTTGGTGCTAACCCAATGGTTAAAATAGGAAACGCTAAATTTTATATAATCGAACTCGAAGCAAGTTGGTTAGATGGAGAGCTATCTGCTTTGCTTAAGCTAGGTAAGAATAAAGCCTATCCGAAAAATTGCTTGATGACTCGATCCGAAGCGGCTAAGTTTATGCGAGATAACGCAAACGATATAGATAACATCTAAAGCCCTATAACTAATGGATAGCGATTCAATCAAAAATTTAGCGGTCAATGGTACAGCTATAGGGTTAAGTTTCACAGAGGTAGAAGCAGCGTTAAGGTTCGCTGCCCTACTCCTGGGTATCGCTTATACACTATTTAATTTCTATGTAGCGTACAAGAAAAACAAAAGATATGAGTAAATTGGTTGATATACTTGGTGGTAATGTAATTAAGTCGGTCGGGGAAATCCTAGACAACCTAAGCACATCTAAGGAAGAGAAGTTAGCCGCTAAACAAGCGATGAAAGATTTGTTACTTAAAGCTGAGTCAGACGCTCAGGAACAAGTTAGTCGTAGGTGGGAAGCGGATATGAAAGCCGATAATTGGTTGTCTAAGAACATTAGACCTTTGGTGCTTGTGTTCCTTACACTTATCTTAGTGTTACTTTCTTTTCTTGATGGCAACATAGGTGGTTTCACTATTGATGCTGCTTACAAACCAATATATCAAACTTTACTTATAACTGTTTACGCTGCTTACTTTGCAGGTAGGTCAATAGAAAAGATTAAAAGGTAAAAATGAAAGCGATACTCACTAGACTTGACGATGACGGTAAACAAACTTTAGGTCATTTAACGCTGTTTAAGGGGCTTGAAAAAGTTTTTGAGTGTAAGACATTGGAGCTGCCTTGGAAGGGTAATGAAACTAACGTGAGTTGTGTTCCTAAAGGTGTGTATAAAGTTTCTCACAGAACCTCAGATAAGTACAAAAAACATCTTATATTGCATAATGTTCGAAATCGAAGATACATTCTTATTCATCAAGGAAACTATAATACCGACACAAGAGGGTGTATTCTTGTTGGCTCTAGCTTTGGACAGGTCAACGGGGATTCCTTGTTGGATATTACTTCATCAAAGCGAACTCTCAATGAGTTACTGGAAGCAACCGAAGGAAACGGACTTGAATTAATTATAGTTTAACAGATGCCTACATTACCTAAAGGTCGAGGAAGAGTTAAGCCCGTAGACAAAAATAAGTCTTGGGGTGGTGACACTTCGTTTTATCGTCAAGCACCTTGGCGTAGACTTAGAGGTTGGTGGATAAATCAGAACCCTTTGTGTTTACATTGTGAAGAGGAAGGTAAAGTTGTACCTGCTGATGTAGTCGATCACATTAAACCAATCAAACAAGGAGGAGCTAAACTAAGCCATAACAACATACAATCGCTTTGTCACTCGTGCCATAACAAAAAGACTTATGAAGAAAACAATCCACAGGTTCAGGAGTAACTATGAAAAGGTTGTGTGCGGTAAACTTGACGAGCAGAATGTATCATTTGAGTATGAAACTGTTAATTTGCACTATGAGGTTTCCGAGCAACGTAAATATACTCCTGACGTTATTTTACCGAATGGTATCATCTTAGAGTTAAAAGGTCGTTTTAGCACCGCAGATAGGAAGAAAATGCTGCTAGTTATAGCACAGCATCCCGACAAGGATATTCGTATGGTCTTTCAACGACACACAAACAAGTTGTTTAAAGGAAGTAAGACGACCTACTCTAAATGGTGCGATAAGAATAACATTAAGTGGGCTGATAAAGTAATTCCAATAGAATGGATAAACGAAAAAAAGAAATAACAAAATGGACGAAGAAGAAAAGAAACGCAACGAAGAGGTTGCTAGACAAACTTGGGATAGTTGGATAGTCGACTTAACCGACCAGGACCAACCCGAAACGTGTGGCATTGACGATGACGATTGCGAAGCGTGTGGATCGTAACAAAAGAGAAAAGGAGCTATTTAGCTCCCTTTTGCTTCTCATCTATAAGTTTTTTTGCTAATAACAATTCTTGTTCAAGTGCTATTAATTTTTCAAGATATACAGCTAAATCCATAGCCTCTTCTTGAGCGTGTATAAGCCATTCTAAGCTACTTAAATCAACTCGCTCCATCGTAGTACCATATTTCTCTTTACCTAACGCAGCACGTTGCGTAATCTTAGTACAAACTCTATATTCTATCTTGCTCATCTTTCCTTAATTATTTCGTAAAACTCAGGGTCTATAGCTTTAATCTTCTTTTGTATTAAGCTCCAGGCTCTAGCTACCGCCTTATCATCGCCTATGTCTAATCGGCTACCTGTACCCGAATTGGCTACGTTAGATGCGTTCTGCTTTAATAATCTTGCAATCTCTTCATTCATAACTTTTAGTTTTTAGTTTCAACAAATGTAAATAAAAAAAAGGGAATAACCAATTAAGATTAAACCCTTTTTCACCTAGAAACTAAAAACGCTATAATGATGAAAGAATAGCAGAATACTCAAATATAAAACAATTTTCCTTTACTGTAGTCAAGAAACGTAACATATTTGTAAACAAATTTTCTTTTTGTAAAATCAGTAGTTTCAGGCATCGTTCGCCACATCCACTTATCTATTTTAATCTTGTTAAGGTTAAACACTAACGCCTTATCGTCACTAAAAAAGTTAAAGTAAAGACCTTGTGCGGACTTCTCGTTCTTGGTCCTACGTAAGATGCGTTCGTACTTGTGAGCTTCTAGCAATAACCCCTCGGTGTACTTCTCCATCGCATAGTCCAAGGTAAAGTTACGTTGCTTCATCTCACAATAATACTTCTTATCGTTTCGCTTGTAAGTAAAATCCCAAAACGATTTATCGCTATCCGTTGGCTTGTAGGTTACATCGTAACGATCCGCCCACCTGTCTAATACTTCGTATTCTTTTTTAGTCATCGCTATTGAGTTTATTTAGTATGTTTAATTCTTCCTTCAACTCAATCACCGCATTAGCCATCTCAAACTCGTTCGCCCTGGCTAAGACCGCTTCTCTCTTATAAGACATCATCATCGTATAAATCCAAGTAAATGCAACCGCACTATCCTCTAATACGCCTAACCTCTTACTTAACATTTCGGCTTGGGGATGATTAGCGTACTCAACGTATTGCTCTCTCATCTTAAGCACCTCGCCTTGGTGTGCAATAAACTTATCCATACTTTGAATTTCGTCAAGGTTAGGGTCTTGTTCTCGCAATAGGTTAATTGCTTTTATTGTCATTTCGTCTGCCATAACTATATGTCCATACACCATATAGGTGTCTTTTCGCCTACATAGGAATTTATAGTGTTAAAATCTAAGTATTCTATTGCGTCTATCTCTTGCATATCATCATTAGATACAAGTATATTTACACACTTTTGGTAAGAATAAATTAATTTTTGTGAATGGTGACAAATACCTATTACAGCATCATCAAAACCATCGGCAATCATTAATTCTTCATTATCATAAGACTCTAATATTTCTTCTAGTTTATTCATAATTAAAATACGTTGTTAGTTCTTACTTTATTATCTACCATAGCTATCGGATCAAACGGACTTCCGTTCTCGTTAAGATACCTAAACCTTCGAGTCGCATAATTATAATACAAAGCGATTGGACTCGTTTCGGGTGTAGGCACTCCGACTAACTTCTGAAACTTTACCTTTTGTATGTGGACCTCAGTTTGATTCCATTGTTCCGATTGTGGGTTACGATGAAACACTATAAAGTTATCCGCCCTGTTACCAAACATAGAACCAAACTCTACATCGCTCATATTCGGGGCAGGTCGAGTACCATCTTCGTTCCTTCTTCGGTTCGCTGCTGTTCCTGGATGCACCACAAGGTAGAACATAACTTTGTTCTTCTTAATAAACCTCCTGATGTTACTTAAAGCATCGTAGTAGTATTCGTACTTAGATTGCTTCTCTGCTGCTTTCAAATCGTTAAGAGGGTCTAAGGACACACCATCGATAGGAGTCACTTGCATATAGTCTTGAAACGCTCCTAACACATCTTCTACGGTTGGAGTTTCATCGAACGTAAGCACCGTAAAATGTTCGTACGCCCAGTTGATAGCGTTCATATACTCGACTTGATTAACCCTATCGTTAAAGTCTTTATCGGCTGTCTTACCACAATACATCTCAGCTATATCTATCATAAGGTCACCCACAGGTTCGTTCTCAGGACAATACATAAGCCACTTATATCCGTACAACTTAGCTGACATTATCATAAGAAAAAGCTGTGAGGTTGTCTTACCTATATTAGCAAACCCAGTCATTATAGTGAGCTCTCCTTTACGAAAAGTGTAATGAGGGTCTAGTGGTGGTATTCCTGTAGTAAGTCCCTTAGAATAACCCTTAGCGTATATCTTCTTACAATAGTCGTTAACCTCTTGTTTTGAGGTAATTCTATAAGAAGCCATTATCCCTTCATCGCTTTAAGTTGACCGCCTATATAGTCCGAATCAGGTTTACTTTGTTTCTTTCTAGCTAACCACCCTGAAGCTGCCATCTTCCAATCTTTCATTTTAGATTTACCAACATTCCAACCTTTTGATTCGTAGAAGTAGTAAAACTTTTCACCTTCGTTCTTTGTGCTACCTTTTAGTTTGAAGTAGGCTATCACTTCATCGGTGGAGCTAGGTTTATTCTTTTTAACTTGTGTTGTAGGTTCTTCTAACTTTAAAACTACCTCATTGTCACACCAAGTAATATTGTTTGCATTAAGTATCTCCAGGATAGACTTGTGTACTCTATTGTTCTCGTTTAGCTTACCTCCGTATTGAAACTCAATAAACTTAGTAAGATACCACTTACCATTATCAAGCTCTAATATCCTTTGCTTGTCGCTGTTAATCTCTTTAAGAAATAAATCTATATCGATCCTTGCACCTAATATAAGTTCGAACATTCTCTTATTAGGCTTAAATATACCTGCGTGATTACAATTATCGCAAACGTATATCCAAAATAGTTTGTGTGGATTTTTAATTTCTAAGAACCAATCCTCGTTCCATTTCTCTGTATCTGTAAATCTCTTAGCCATCATCATTTAGTTTTTTAGTTTCTAGTTAAAAAAGAATAGAGGGTTGAATTAACAACCCCCTAAACAACCATTGTTAAAATGGTAAATCAGATGCTTTGCTGAAACCATCATCCGCACCTACTGGCACAGCTTCGGCTACATCACCTTTTATAGTAAACACTTTCCACGCTTGGAGGTCAGTATAAAATCTATCGTTGTACTCTCTTGACTCTGCATTGAAGCTAACCTCTACGTTTTGTCCTTGCTTGTTGAACTTCATAAAGTTGTCAACTTTCTCTTCACCGAACACAGTAAACGCAACTGTTTTAGCGTATTCACCTTCTGTTTGGATCGCAAAGGTTAACTTCTTCCAAGCGTTTCCTGATTTAGCTGTTCCTTCTTGTACTTCACTAATCTTAGTAATCGTACCATTCATTTTTAATTCACTCATTTTAATAGAATTTTTGGTTGTTATAATCGTTAATAACTTCTTGCATAAATGTAGAGAATTTTTCTGAATTATTCATCTCATTTATAATTATTTCTTTTAATAGCTCTCCATCCGTTGATATATAAGCCCTCGTGATGTACCCATCTTCATCTTCTTTCGAAGCAGATACAATTACATACTCCTCGCAGTTATCAATTATCTCTTCGTGAGCTACATCTAGTCTATCTACTTTCATATATCGACATTATTTTGGTTGCTTTTTCTTCTATAACTAAGTCGCTATTTATAATGTCGGCTATAGTGTCTTGTAGGCTCTTGTTTCTGTCAAACTCTAAACTACTTTGTATTATAGCTTTCATATTAAGAAACTCTCTATCTACTTGGCTATAGTCCTTAAACTTTCTTTTGCTGTTTATAACCGTAGCGTGATCGCAA